TTTCCTATTTCGCTTCAGCAAGCGATTTTATCATCGTTTTAACGCCTGCAGAATTTTGTTTCCAATACAGCTTTTGCGGTCCAACATCAACATGAGTAAATGTTGGATAAACTCCTATACCTCTGAACCCGATTTTATCTGCCATATAGGCAACCTCGAGCGGAGACATTCCAGCTATTTTGATGTCTGCAGCCTTTCCGGTCAAGTGATGGCTGGTGCTTATCCCACCACATTTTTTGTTATATGTAGCAGTGCGGTATCCGGATGTCACTGTTATGGACTTCCCGAGTGCATCCCTCATCTTTTGTAAAAACTGTACAAGCTCATAATCAACCATGATATCCTTGGATCCATCATTACATGCGAATTCTGATATGGCAAAATTCTTGGATAATTTCATACTTTCAGGTACACTAAACATTTTCGTCCTCTCCCTTCTCAATTAATTCGTTTTCCTTTTTCTTAACCCAGAATAGTAGTGGCTTAAGGTAATCCGCACCGGCGTCGATGAGGTTCTCGATATTCGAGGTAAACTCCCGAAAAAATAGAAATGCATAAACTACTGTGGCCACAATGTTACTGACATACGGTATCTCAACAAATCGCATTGATAGTCCCGCAAGGATCTGGATGACCAGATAGGAAAATATTTTAACACTGGTCTTTTTGAACATGGCTTCTGAACTCCAGGCCTTTGTTCTGAATGCTTTTCTGATACCCCCACATTTAATGAAAATGGCAAACCACCGGGTAAACAGGTCCAGTACCACCGCAACCCACAGGGCAATACACCAGGCGATAAACGATTCTTCCGGAAAGATCAGATAGGTAATACCAGCTCCGATTAGAGCTATGGCGGGTTTGACTGTATCGCATGCTTTAGCAAAAAGCTCATACATTTTGACAACTCCTCTCATGTAAAATTGGCATAATAAAAAGCACCTGGTGTAAATTCCAAGTGCCTCATTAACCGTTCATGTTATTCTCCAATACTTTCAATGTAGTCATCGAAAACATACAGGGCAAGATATATCATGACTGCAGACAATATTACCGCTATAACAGACAATGCAAACGGTTGTCCAATTAATACCTCTGATATAGCTCCATAGAGCAATAACCCGCTGCTTATAAGACATACAATGATAATTGATACTACTTCTTTTTTAGTCCACATGATTATCCTTCTTTACATATTAAAAGGACCCGGTATCCCGAGTCCCTTAATAACTTTATATTACATGTTTTTACTGCGCAGAATAATCCTATGATGAAATAATGGAATTCAATGCTTTATATTCGTTTTCGTTTGCTGTCGAAATTTCTGTTCTAAAATCATATTGCAATGCATCGTGCTCAAAAGATTGAACAACGCTATCTTTCTCCATTTCTGTGGAGTAACACTGAGCTTGTACTAAACCTCCGGTATCTTTATTGAAAAGAACGACATACATATATTATTCCTCCGTATCAATGTGTTGTTGCATTTATGTTCATGTCTATTGTGCCTACAACAGGTGGCGTTGAGCCTAATGAGTATACCCAATTTAATGTAAATCCATCATCATCTATTGATATAACCGCCGCTTCAAATGCGTTGCTTCCGCCATCATATACGCTCAAAATATTATTATCACCTCCATAATAACCAGTTGTCCACGATGCTGTATGTCCCTGCGTAAGATTTTGATCACAGGACCCATTTGAAAATACTTTCGTTGCTGCTATTCTTGCCGTAATAATAATGTTTTTGGGTTTGAATCCTAATACTATGTGCTGTGTTCCAGTTACTCCAACCGCCCTCGAGGCATAAACCTGTTTCGACACAGTTTCTGCCAAATGCGTAGTAAACCTTGCCTTGATTTGGCCGGCTGCATCGGATAGCTTTGTGTCCAGCAGAGAGTTGTTAGGCACCTGCAGGTTAACGATATCCGTCTTGAGCTGCTCGATATCTGCCAACATCTGCTGTAAAAGTGGGAATTGGCTGGTACTTTGGACAGCAGATGGAGTAATCAAATCTCCGACCACATCAAACCTGAACCGGGCAGACGTCAATCTCTCTCCGGCAGGTCCGAATAACTGTATACTTGCCATTACACTGCCTGGATAGGCTATTTCATTCGTACCCATGGTATAGGTGAGAGAGCTGGCACCCACAGTCATGTTTCCCTGCACAACATGGCCGTCAGCTTTGGCAAATGTGATTGTCGCACTGGTGACCTTTCCATAGCTAATCTCATTTATTCCGTCCGTGAGATGAATCGTTAGGCCGTATACACTTTTGTCATTTTGCACAACTTGAAAGCAGACAGGTATGTAGTCCTGCTCAGGTATTCGGACTGTAATATCAAAGTTACGTGTTATCAAGGTTATCCCTCCTATGCTATTTTCCCGAGTATGATGTAAGTTCCGGAGATTTGTAATAACAAAACCCGGTCATTCACCGCTGGACTTGAATAACTAGCCAGCTTTTTATAAACCTTTCCGCTTGGAGATGTTTCACCGTCAAATTGAACATGTATACCGCTTGCTACGGCAGTGACAGTTCCCATCTTGAACTGACTTCCCTGAACTGACGTTGTAGGATCAAACAAATCATTATATTCATCGTTCATATCTGTATAACCCTCCTGCAACTATGTATCATAGCGCCATCCGACTGCAGCGGCATTGTCCAGGAAGATTCCATATACTTATTGCTTATCCCGAAATCTGTGTGGGCAAGGAACAGGCAATTGTAAAAACTGTGATGAGGCATTAATGCAGTAGAAAAATCAAATTTTCCATATACCTGTGAAGAATTGTATGCCTGCCGTATTGTATAGGCATCTAAAGTTGCCTGATCATATATGTCGTCTACAGTATCAATATCCACTATGGATCTTCCTCTGTTAACTGTACTCGTTGGTGATGCAGACAGCCCGTTTGTATACACGCTCCTTAATGAAACAGTCTTGTCGGGATTACTTACATACCGGACCCATACATTTGGAACGGAAAACAAATCGAGCTCTTCGGTAGCTCCCGGATGAATGATGCTAAGATCGTTATTCCTGTACTCGTATTCCGCTTCCTTTGTGGACGGTAATTGATAAGCTCCAGAAATAAAGTATCCGGTCTCGTCCACCCACAGGCTGGTATAGTTGATTTCTGAAAGCAGTTGGTTGACTGCCTGAAGCTTTGTTGTAGCAATTTCGAATTCCTTGTCAACAGAAAGGGTGCCCAAATAATCCGGAATACATATTTTCCATATTCCTGCGGAATTAAGAATATCTTTAATTGCAGTAGTGTATTTAACACCAGCGGCAATCCTGTACCTGTCTATAAACTTGTCTTCCTTCAGTATAAGACTGGCATCGTATGCCTCGATGTCCCGCTTTATTTTCTTGTTTTCATCTTTACGCGTCGGACTGGAAACAATAAAAACTCCAAGCGGCCATTCTATCCATTTACCATCAAACATTTGCAAGCAAAATACAGGACGTATTCTATTGCTTAACCAGTCTACGTCCTGCGCCTCGTTTTCTTTTACCCTGAATGTAGCGGTCCTCTTTATTTCCCCAAGGCTATCCATGGCTACATTTCCATATGGTATTGACAATGTTCCAATCTTTGTCTCACTTTTGTTGAGCAGTTCATAGCGGAACTTCACAACGCCTCTGCTTCCATTTCTGGCATGCAGATTATCCATAACTTGTTTCTTGTTATAGCCGCTCACTGCCAGATTCAGCATTGGGTTAGACCTCCACTTCTTCTATATAATCTACCTCTGTTAATGTAAAGCTTACGTTGTATCCTGATCTTTCGTCTGCTACAGAAAGTCCGCCAAGTATTCCGTATACTTTACGACCTCTTATATCTCGGTACAGGACTGTTCCTTTAAGATCATAAATTGCCATGAATTCCTCAACCTGTTTCCATGTCTTAAGAAAGTATGTAAAATTCAATGCAGTACTAACTGCTTCCGTAGGTTCAAAAACAGGATGCTCCCTTCCGGCATATTGCACAAAGGACCCTCCAAGCGCTTTATCAAATCCCCTTTTCGGAATAGCATTCAAACTTCTATTGAATTCATATATGTTCTCAGGATCTGTTACTGGAGATATCAAACTATACCGGAAATCTGCCGTTCCTATTTTAATGTCACTGTCCTGATAGGTATCATTAGCTGACACGGATCTTACAAAATACTTGTACTCCGTCTTATTCTTAACGGCATGGTCATTGAATACTGTGGAAGTGGTTTTGCCAATGCAGATGTACTCATTCTTATCATATTCAGACCTGTAAATAAGTCCATATGAAGATAGGTTTGCAAGTGCCATGGATAATCCATAATGTGCCCGCATTGCTGACAGATACGGTTTTGTCGGTTTAACCGTTGACACAGTGAACGCAGGTGACGCCCATGGAGACCACATATCATACTCATTCTTAATACGGACCTGTACTATGTAACTTCCGTCAACCAGAAAGGAAGTTATTTTATGTTCACGCACATTGATGCTTGGAACATCCCCTGTATCATATATGACCGTGTTTCCTTGCAGTACCTGTAACTGATATATTTGCTGTCCGACAGACATCCAAGTTATTACAGGTCTGGCAGATCCGCTTGTGATAGTCAGTATTGACGGAGCATTTGGTGCGCCAATGGCATAAAATGAAGCTATGGAACTATAGCTGCCCGCCTCATCATAATCATTGTATGTCCTAACTCTCCAGTAGATATTCCCACTTGGAAATGTGTCAGCAGCCATATCATAATAATTATTTGAAGTGGTTTGACTGACAGTATGATCCCAAGAGATACCGTCTGTACACCATTGAAGATCAAATTTCTTTTGAGTCCCTCCAACAGAACTGTTGTATGCCCATTCAAAACGTATAACCGACTTATTGTCTTTGTAATCGCCGATTGGATCGTTTAGTGTAGGAGCATCAGGAGGAACATCCTCATATGTTACTCGGAGCATTGGCGGATTAGCGGCATGACGTGATTGAATTGTAAGGGCATTGTCTGTTCCATTCGAGGAATACATAGCAAGGCCATAACTTGAAACACTACTGTTAGTTGCATACCATGTACTTAATGACAATTCCTGATAGTATCCGGACGCGTAACCAACAGCACTGGCCGTTTTGCCAAATCCGTGACTATATACATTAGAACCGCCATTATTCCAGGTTGTATTCTCAGTCCACAGATCAGAAAGGCTTGTTAAATAAATATCTCCGGAGCTAAAACTTGCCGCCGTGTAAAATCTTAGTTTGACATCCACAACTCGTTTGCTGGCAGGAAGAGAGGAGTGGTCAAACTTTAACATCATTATGGAGAAGTATGCTCCACTTTGATAGCTCCGGCCCTGTACTGTTGCATCCGAGCCATGAACAGTATCAGGATTATTTTTGTCAATCCATGTGTCTAGTACACACGGAAAATCTATAACATGTTGTGACATTATGCCATCGCCACCCTTCCGGCTCTATTTTTTTGCCTTGCCCGTCTTGCTACGCCAACAAGCTTATAAACTTCATCCACTTCATCCATATGAACATTGAGGATTAAGTCTCCATCGCCACCACCGGTAAGTGTAGCATCAGGATTATAAGGATTTTCGTCCGCACGTTGCACACGTTCACCTTTATGTATGAGCGCGATCCTGTCACTCGGCACATAATCGATTCCGGATGCATAGGAGTAACGCACCTGGGATCCGGCACTGTTGACTGTGTTTGTCATGTTGCCAACGCTCTGGCCAGCAGCTGTCATTGTGCGGTTGAGTTCGTCACCCTTGCCGGTTATCACAGCTATGGCAGCTGCCAATATGATGAGAGCCGCAGTCACTCCAACGACAATGGCAGTAGTCTTCAGCATGGCCGGGTTCATTGCGCTGAAGGTACCTGCTATATCGCCAACTGCTTTTACGACCGTAACACCCACCACAGCAATAGTCCCTATAATGGCGACCGTCGCCAGAATCTTGGGATCAATCTTGTTCAGCAATTCAAAGAAAGATGTAAGAATCGGGAGCATGATCACGGCGATGCTATTTTTGAAAGAAGCCGTTTGATTGTTGAATAGCTGCATGGAGTCGTCGAGCCTTCCGAAAGCGTCAAGCGTATCCCCGGACATAACATATCCCATTTCCTGCGCCTGTTTGCCGTATTCTTTCAGAGCCTTGCTTCCGGCCTCGATGAGCGGGTTAAGCTCCTGGGCTGACTTGCCGAATACTTTCATTGATATGGCATCTCGCTCAGTTTCATTAGTCACCTGCCCGAGGGCGTCTACAATCTCATAAAACATTTGCTCCGAGTCTTTGAGCTTCCCATTATTGGTGATGCTGACATGAAGATCCTTGAAAGCTTCTTTTGCTTCCTTACTGCCGTCCTTGGCATCATCCATACTGACAATCATCTTTCTCATTGCACCGGTCATAGTTTCCGCCGATATATCCACAAGCTCCGATGCATAATTCATCTCCTGTATAGTGTCAGTCCCAAGTCCTGTGACTTTTGAAAGCGTGAGTATTTCATCAGCTGTCTTTGCCGTCTCGACAGTAAGCTTTCCGAAACCGGTGACCAGGCCGGCAACAACACCGACCAAGGCCAGTGTAGATACTTTCGTACCATCCATTGCCCTGACCGCATTATCAGCACCTGCAGGCAGGTGTATGCCCAAAGCTTCTGCGAGATCCGCGACTTTATTTCCAAATCCGGTAGTCTTGTCCGCCACTTCATCGGCAGCATTCCCGTATTTCTGCATATCCTTTTGTGCCTGCTGCAACTGACCGTTGTTTTGCTTTAGTTCATTTTCCATCTTGGCAAGTTCAGCCTCGGCGTTGTTTAAACTGACTTGCCACTTCATGGTTTTGGTATCGGATTCACCCAAAGTTTTAGCGGATTCCATCAGGGCTGCCCTGAGCTTCACTATTTTTTCGGTCTGGCCGCTTATCCTGTTTTCGAGCACCACACCCCTCTCAGTCAGTGCCTTGACCGAAGCCGCATTATCTGAATATTGCGCAGTAACAAGCGCAAGCTCCGAAGCCGTCACCCTGAGTCCGGCATTAATCTCGGCCAGTGCCTTCTTGAATTCCTTCTCGCCATCCATCACAATGCCCGCCCCGATATTGGAGCCTTTTGCAGCCATCAGATCACATCCTCTCCGGGTACGATTTCATCGGGATTCTCCCGGAACTCTATACCATTGAAATTACAGTACTCTTTAAAAAGTAAGTCCAGCTTCCGGAAGGTCATCCTCCAGACTTCCTTTTCCGGATATCCTAAAAGCGTCTTCCCTCTGAATATCAGCTGCGCAAAGTCTATGTCTTGCCCTGGTGCCTTCTCTGGGACCTGTTCTTCTTCCCATTCGTCCCACTCTGCGCAGCCATCAAGTTTTTTCCCATGTCCTCGATGACAGTGACTTGGTCTGCGGGAAGTCCTTTCAGCAAGGCCTCTTGTACCTTCTTTTGCAGTTCAGCTATCCCGCCAAGACCGACAGTATATCGTTTCAATTTTACTTCATCAATTAATGGGATCTTATTATCCGGATAGAGGTCATTATGAATCTCAGCACCCTCGTTTAGCATCTGGACGGCAAGCCACCTAGTAGCTTCGAGATCCTTGGCAGTGTTATTTAAAATATCATCCATTCTGCCAAACTTCTCAATACATGCATCAAGCACATTAAGATTGAAGACTAGTTCCCTTTCCCTATCAAGGGTAATATCAACGCCCATTTTCTTTAACTCGGACATAAAAATCAAAGCGGGGATACATTCCCCGCCTTACCTCCCTCTTACGCAATATTCAGCTTGCCCTTCAGCCAGGCAATGGCAGTCGCCAGCGTGGGCACGGTCGCCTCTTCCTTCCACTCGCCGTCGATCCTGCGCATGATGGTACCGATGATGCTGGGCGTCTGCCATGATATGCTCTGGCCTTTCGTCTCGGCTGACTCGTCCGGTTCCCCGAATTGCACCTTCGTGAACAGCACCGCACGGTATTGCCTTACCTTGTCGATCATCTTAGACTGTATGTACCCAAAGCCGACGAAAGGCGGCGTGTCCGTATCCTTGCTGACAACTTCCTCCACTGTCTCTGTACCGACGGTGGCTTCCCTTGTGGTATTACCGAGCAGATCCTTTTTCATGGTGCCCGGCAGATCATCCTGGTTTGCCGTGATCTCTCCGTCCGTGAATTCCCGGGCAGTCTCAGCAACTCCGTCATCTCCGTACAGCGTCGATTTTGTCGTATTGATCTTGACATCAGCCTTCAGCATCTTTCTGCCCCGCTTGCCGGCACCGTATGTA